ACGGTGCCGTTGAAGCAAACTCTTGGCTATCTTTGTTTAGTTGGCCACCATTATTCATAAATTCATTTGGCTCTATAACTGGTGTATTAGATTGTGGTAAATTATTACCCATTAAAGTTTTCATTTCATTTCTATCATTTAATGCTGAGCTAGCAGCAAAATTTAAACCATCTCTATCACCTCTTATATCGTAATCAGCATACAACATAGGTTTCATACTATTTAATGCCTTATGTGAATCACCTCTACTAGGATCGGCGTCAATTACCATATGATTTGCCATTTGCATACTAGATTTATCTGAAGATGAATATTCTGAATTGGGATCTTTGTTTTCGTGTATTTGATTGAAAGTTGATAATTGTTTACCTTTTGCCTGTTCAAGTGTCATTTCACCTTTTGTCATTTTTTCGACTTGTAATTTTTCATCATCACCTGAAAAGAAATCTTTTACACCGCCAACAAAACCCTTTACTTTATCTGCTAAGGCTCTAATAGGTTTCATAATAAAATCAAATACTGCTTGTTGCATTTCAGCAGCCTTTTCTGTAACCTCTTTAAAATAATCTTTTATGTTTTGTTTTATATTACCAAAGAAATTAGGTATAGTTTCAGTAAAAAAACTTACAAAGTTTTTTACTGCCTCTTTTATTGTCTCTGGTAATTTTCTAAAAAACATTTTCATATCTGCTACAAATTCACTTTCTATACCAAAGAATTTTAACACGGCGTCAACTAAAGAAAAGAAAGCGTCACCTATAATACTAATAAGTTTAATTGGTAAATCAATAACAATTGCTTTAATGCCTGATAAGAAAGCACTACCATCGCCTTCAAATAAACCTTTTAATATGTTTTGTATAGCTGTAAATGCCTCGCCAAAGAAACCTATAATATTTGATATGATAGGAAATATGTCTTCTTTTAAAGAATTAAAAGCTGCCTTTAAACCATTAAATATTTCTTTAACAACAGGACCTATATCTTTACCTAACTTATCTAAATTTAAACTAAAGGCTAATAATAGACCAAATAAGGCCGCTTTACCAAATAGACCCTTAAATATGCCTGAAATACCACCAGCAAAAGCTTTTGTTTTTTCACCTAGACCTTTAAACATATCCTTAATACCAAATGATCTGTCTGGATCATCTTTTAATGCTTCTTTTTCGGCCTCTGTGCCTTGTGCCTCTGTAATAAGTCTATCTCGTCTTGCCTCTTTTGTAGCAGCCGCTATACCACCAAAATATGCCACCATTTTTTTTATACCTGATGATATAGTGTCTAGGTAACTTGTTTGTTGTTTTTCTTCTTCTAATTCTAAACCACCGTTAGCTGTATCAGCACCAACGGCTTGTAATCCTTGAAAAGAGTTAGCTAAAGATTTACCTATCTCTAAAGCAGATTCTTCTTTTAGTGATACTTCAGCAGCCATTTATTATCTTCTCGGTTCTTTTGTTTGTACTTTTGATGATTTACCATTTACATATAATCCAAACCAAGCAGCGCCAGCACCAACAACGACAGATACAAAACCTGCCTGAGCATTATTAGGGGCGTCTAAAGCCATAAACCATTGCATTGTGTTATAGAATACTAGGCCATATAGAATCATCATAATTCTAGGTACCGTTCTCCAATTAGATAAGAATTGTGGTAGTTCTTCTTTTAAAAACCACCATACCCACTTAATTGTTTTGACGGTTTTAGATGTAGTTTCTTCAAACATTATTTGTTCCTCTCTCGTCTTCGTTTTTCGTTTTCGTCTTTTATATAATTTACCAACAGAGAAATATATATCTCCCTTTCCCACGGTATCATTTCTTCTAACTCACTCAAGCTATATTTATGATGTTGCATCAGAGCAAAGTTAGTTTCATAATAGTTCTCTAAACTATCGTGTGAAAGGGCTATCCGAAAAAATCGGTCAGTCCTTTTAATGTAACTTCACTCTCAACCTTTGTATTAGGGTTTGTAACCTTAATCTTATGTTCAAGTCTAGGCATAGATGAAAAGAAACCTTGTATTTTTCTCATCTGTTCACCAGTTAAACTATCAATAAAATCGTCTAGTTCTTTTGGTGTACTGTCTTTCGCATAATACATCTTGTCGCCCTCATAAATGTGGTCAACAGACTTTTTAATTAAGTCATACATAGCAGCTACTTTTATATTGTCACTCATAATACCTGAATCCATAAGTTTTAAAGTCGGATATTTTAGAACAACTCCTAGTTTTCTGCTTTCATCTAATACAATATTATTGTTGTGAGTATCGTCAACATAAACCTCAACTTTTGTTAAGTCAACATCTACGTTACCATATGATTTCTTATCATCTGGACATAAAACTTTTAACTTAGCAATCTCACCAACACTTTTAGCTCTTATATTTAAAAAGATATATTCAATGTCAAATATCGGGTACTCATCTGGTTCTACTACACCAAACGTACACGCTTTAACAATGTCTTTTACTGCTACTAACATTTCTTCTGGTTTTTCAGATTCTAACGCTACTAACAATATTTTTTCCTCTTTTACTAAAAAAGGTCTAAAAGATATGGTCTTTTGTTGAGATGGTAATGTCAACTCATATTTTGCTACATTAGCTATAGGCAATGCCATAATTTACTCCTTCAATTATATTATAAAAATGGTGGGAATACTTTCCCTCCAAATACTGAGCCAATCGGTACTCTTTGTCTTATCACATTAACAACGTCTCTACCAGCTCGTCTTATTTCTGGTGGCAATTTACTTAACAATTTTCCAAATGCTCCGTATTTGTACTTAACGGTAGGTTTTTTAAAGCCACCACCTACTGTATAATTTCTCACTTCATCAATAGAAAGGTTTGACCAGTTTCTATAATAAAAAGAGATATTAATTTGCATAATTTCGTTTTGTGTACCATAGTTTAATGGCACAGCAGTAATAGTTTTAGGATAACACTCATACATATGAACACCATAAGCTATTCTATCTCTAAAAGCGTCACCTGAAAAAGCACCAAGAGCATATATTCTAATACCACCTGTGTACTCATCATAAAAGTGTACATTGTTTGTTGCCAAATCCATTGCTGAGTTTTGCCATAATTCAAAAAATGATCTTTGTCTTAAAAATTTATCAGCGTAAAAAGATAATGTTATCTCTTGTGAATAACTATGACCATAAACTATTTCTCTTTTTGGCCCATATGTTTTTAATGGTGCTGTATCTACATTTCTACCTGGTAGTTCAGCAGCAAAGCAAAATGCTCTTAAGCCTCTTTGTAATTCTGTTTCTGCCTGTAATTGGCCAGGTAAAGTTGATCTTTGTACTTCTTCTTGGAAAGTAAACTGATCAGCACCTGCCTCATTGGAAGCTTGTTCATTTAAACCTCTTGGTAAAATAAAGTCTACCATAAATCTATTTGGTCTAGCAAAGCCCTCACCCTCGGCCATTTTACCTACAAATCTACCTAATGTAGATTCAGGATTACCTTGTACTCGTCTTAATCTAGGATCGTTTTGTACATTGTCTAATGATCTATCTCTAGGAATACCAAATCTTATATCTGTACCGAATATTCTTTTGCCGCCTCTTAAAATTGCCATTAAATCATACCTCTACTATCTGACCACACTTTTGTTGTGCCTGCTTTTCTAAATTGTTGTACAGGTAAATAAGCAGCTAAGGCTGCCTCATTAAAATCAATTCTTAAAAATTGTGATCTAGCCTGTTTATATAGGTACTTTTTAATAGTTGGTTTTACCAGATTAATACCCTTTACATCATCATAGTTAGCAGTAAATTTTGTTGTTGACTTCATACCACCATCAGCAAATGTTTGTAGTCTTTCTAATAATCTAAATCTTAATATGTAAGGTAGATAATGAAAGTTTAGACCCATAAAACCACCTTTAATTGACTCTAATGGTAATACTAATGGAAAGACATCATAGTAGGGTAATCTAGCCTTTGTTTTAGGATCATAGAAAAACATATTAAGTCTACCTACACTTGGTCTACCTATTAGTTTGCCTTGATTCATTAATCTTCTAGCGGTAACTCTATCTGCTAATGATGTTACATTTTTTCTGTACCAATCAGCAGATTTTTTGACACCACCTTGTCTATCTTTTAAAGTATCTAATATACTAGCCATATGGATATTTATATGCGGAAATAAAAAAGGCCAGGTATTTCTACCTGACCTTTAAGCGTTAGTTAAGAGAGAGAAAGTATTACTCTTCCTCAGCTAATTTACTAAAGTATGACAAAGTATCGTCACCATCACTAGCTTCTGGTTGAGCATTAACTTCGGCTTTCGCTTGACCGTTGGTCTGAGGCGGGAGGTTTACATTCTCAACGGTACTAGCGTTTCTGTCGCCTGTAATTACCCTATTCAGTTTCTCTTTGAGTTCATCATAGGTCTTAAAATTACTAAGGTCAACAAAAGGTTTTAGAGGGTGTTGTTGTTTCCAAATAGCTTTGATTTTTTCGTCATCAACAGCAGCTTGGCTTACACTCTCAAACTCTGATTTGTCGTAGTTCCAATAACCATCAACTTTTCTAATTTTTAGTTTAAAGTTAGCACCTTTCCAAAAATCAAATGGGTTAATTGGTTGTTCATCATCAAACGCTGGTTGCATTGCCTCTGTAATCTTATCAAATATTTTTTTACCAAATTTGAATAAGAATACTTTGCCCTCGTTTTCAGGATGTTTTGGGTCACTTACAATCATAATATTAGAATAGTAAGATAACTTTCTTTTTCTTTTTCTAGCTATCTCTTTATCACTATCTAATCCTGTATTCCACAATCTTGTGTTTTCTTCACTTACAGGATCTTTTTGACTCATTGTAGTTAATGAGTTCTCAATATACCAGCCACCTTTGTCTTGGAAAGCGTGAGACCAAACTCGTTGCCAAGGTAAGTCTTCGTTCTCTACTGCTGGTAAAAATCTTAACACAGCAAAGCCATTGCCAGTTTTATCTAGTTCTGGTTTCCAGAATCTATCGTCTTGGTATTTGTTCTTGTTTGATTGATCCTCAGGTTTGAGGTTTGTTTCAAGTGCTTTTGTTAACTTATCAAAATTACTTGATGATGTCTTTAATGTTTCAAAGTCCATTGTATTTCTCCTTGTATGTATCTTTGTATTCGTTGTTTTTGTGTTACCTGTATAATCGGTATCATTTTTATTTATAAGAGTTCTCACGTTGATTTGCCCATTTTTTTACTTCAGCATTTCTAGCCTTTTCATCATAGGTTGCTCTAGGTAAAGACCTCTTAATTCTGTACTCTTTATAACTTTCACACCATCTTACTATTGTGTTTAAAAGTTTATATATAATTTTATCAAACATATTTCTACTAATATATCACAAACAAGTGCTCTTGTCAATGCTCCTATAAATTAAACTTCTTATAAAAATCATCATAACTGATATAGTCTAGGTTACCTTTATGATCTGTCCACTCTCTTACCACCTTGTTTACCTCATCACCACCTCTGATACTATTCTGTACCTTGTAAAACATAACTTTTTTACTCTTATGTTTACCAGAGAAGTCAAAAAATGTCTCTTTTAGTTGTTGTACCCAATTTACACTAGGTGTAGGAGCGTGGTCTTTTAGCACATAGTTTGGTGTACCAGCAAATATGTTATTGACTTTACCTGTTGTGCTACCTAAATCCATACCTAACAGATAGACCTCATTTGGTTGTTCTAATAAACAAGATATGTAAGCAGCTGTCGGGCCAGCAGCCCAACCTTTATCTTTAAAATCTTCTATATCGTTTAAACACTTTGATTTATTATTATCTTTTAGCCAAGATACTTTAATAGATTTTTGTTGTACAAATTTTCTATGTTTTGTTTTATCACTTCTAACAACGTGAGCCACACCTGCTACACTTGAACCGTGCATTACAAACTCTTTACTACCAGTTCTATCGTTTTCGTAAAAGGCTCCTTCTTCTCTTGCTAATCTTAAATCATCATCTGTAGCACCAGCCTTAATCATATTTTCATATAGTTCAGCAGGTACTTTTGACCAGTTTCTAAAATATGTTGGTGTTTTTTCACAAATGCCACTATGATACATTTCGTGCATTATACCTTGGTCAACACCAACTAAAACATCTATGTCATCTGGATTGGTTCTGTAAATGGCATTACAACCATAAATCTTGCCGTGTTGTCTTAATTTTTTTAAGTCAACACCTAATCTACTTTGGCCGTTGCCTAAACAAAATACAATATTAGGATATGATCCGCCCTCTTTAGCCATAATAATAATTTATAATACCCATAGAGTAGATAGCTAATGATACAGCATTCAAAACTATTAAAGCTCTGTCGTGCCATAGTAAACCAACAACTAGCCAACCTGCCATACCAAATAGGCCAATGTATAAATTTATAGGAAATATATTTGCTGATGTTAGTACCATAGTTATAATTAACAAGATACTACTTACCCATTTAATATACCAAGATAAATCACCTCTAGGTGTTACCTTTTTATAAACTCTACTTGAATTTAACTTGGCAATTTTATCGTCTAGTTTTTCTTTAATTGGTTCTATTGTCATTTAACAAATACCTCTTTCATAATCAATTTACACTCTGTAGCGTTAAAGTTAACAAATGGTTTTAACTTGGCCAACGTAGATGAGATTTTAGGCCAGACCACATTTTCGGTAATCTCTTTATCCCAATTCTTACTAAACGACAAAAAGTGGTTAAGCACAATGGCGGATTGGAAAGACGCTCTTTTTTGAATAAGTAAGCGTAGCAATCTAGGATGTTGTCCGCCACGACATAAAAAACCATCATCAAAAGAAAGATTACGAGAAGTAAAGTCATCACTAATCCGTACCAAATCGTCCCTAAAATGGTATCCAAAAGCCTCTTTACGTTTTCTAAAGTCCAAATAGATGTCTTTTCCGTCATTTTGTAATAAGTTCCCTACCCATTTTTTATTGTTGTGTGTAAAGTTAGCAACAAAGAAGTCAACAATATTTTTCTCATCATATTGTTTTGATAACTTGTGAAAAAAGTATCTATCATTTCTCTTTGTAAATGTTTCAAGTTTACAATTAACTTTACCACCATATTCTTCATAGTTATATGTATCTGTTGTAAAATGTAATTTAATTGCCAGATAGGCCTTAAATACTTCAAACCCTCCATACATATTCTTGTTCTCGCCATCTTTTTCTCATTTCTATGTATATAGGATCGTGTGTCACCACATCACGCCATCTTTTAAAAGTTCTAGCTGCCATTGCTTTTTCACTTGTAGCCCAATCTTTCTCTTGTGGTAATACTTTACCGTCTTTACCATACTTCTTACCATCTTTGTGATTAGCATATCGTCTGGCTCTAGTAAAACCCATTTCTAAAAACTTTCTACACATATCCATACCTAAAAAATCTTTTAACACTCTGTAATCAGCATACATATTATAAATGTGTTCAGCACTTTTTCTTGCCTCTTTTATTGTCTTAAATCGCCAATGTTTACAAATAACATCTGTATATGGTCTAACTAACAATACACCTTGTTCACCACGACCTATTCTATATCGTGTATCATTTGGTCTAAACACGGTATTTTTATAATCTAATTTGTAATTAAACTCAATCATTTAATATTTTATTTGTAGCTTCTACTATTTCCTCTGTCGTAAATTTACTTTTTTCATCTTGTAATTTCATTTCATACTTTAAGATTATATTACTTAATCTTTGAGCAGGCCAATTTACTGACAACATTTCGTCTCTCAACTCTCTTAAATCTTTTAATATGTCTTTTATCATATTGGTAACTGACCACATTTAGGATATTTTAACATCTTTAAATTAGTCGCCTCTAGTTTGATTTTTTCTTTTAGTGATTTTGATATGAGATTACCGACCGTACCCTCATCTATACCGTGTTCTTTACAATACCACAATACGGCTTCCATATGTGATATAGATTTTTCTTTTACAATGTTTTCTATTTTTAAACTAAATTCTTTGCTTGTCATATTTTTTTTAAGGCCGTGGTTTGACTCTCGCCTAGTACACGGCCTGGTACCTTTTGTTTGTTAACAGTACCAATATAACATATGATATTGGTTTTGGCAAGTTTTTAAGAAGTTTATTGGTTAGGGCTTGTTAGATCAAATGTATGAAATAATATACAGCTCTCTGTACCATCTGGTACATCTATTACGGCTGCTGACTCTGTTTTGTCCTCATTTACATAGTAAGTTATCATATAGACTGGATTTCCTTCAGCGTCCATTCCCTCTCTACCTAAAGAGAGATTAAATGGTTTAAATTTATAATGAATTAAATAGTTATTGATTGTATTTTGTGAACCACATAATGATGGTACTTGTTGAAAGTAGTATTGACCAAAATCATTTTCGTGGTCAGCATATACTACTGTAGCAAATAAAATACCTAAAATTGTTATGAGTTTTTTCATCTTACCTTTGTTTGATAAGATATTATTTGGTCGTTATCTTATCTTTGTTTAGTTCTTCATAATATTTATAAAAATCTTCAATTGCTTTGCCAAGTTCTTTTTCGTAATCTGCTTTGTTCTTTACGAAAGTCTGAACAGTACCGTCTTCACTAGCAAGCAAAATAACTATTTGTTCAATAGGTTTACCAAATGTTTCTTCAAACATATGAGCATAAGCCGTGGTTTGTAGAAAGTAATTCTCAATCCAGTCTTCTTGTCGCTCTTTGTTTGCTGTCTTAAAATCTATTACAGATAACTTACCATTATACTCAGCTACACAATCTACTTGACCAGCAATTGTAAGTTTTGGACTATACATAATTGCCTCTAATAGATGTATGTTATCAATTTGATCTATGTAAGGTTTCATTAACTTAAATAAACCTATTGGTAAAACGTCTCTAATACTAGGAGTTTCGCCTTTGATGTATTGTTCTACTAGTGTGTGAAATGCTTTACCTCTACGAGCTGCTCTGCCCATTTCCCAATTGGCAACATTCTCGCCAATGGCGTCTCGCCATTTCTGTAAGCCTTCTTTTTTTCTAATACCTAATACCGTGGTAACAGATGGATAGTTCTTACCATTAATATCGTAAAAACGAAAGCCGTCTATTCTCTTACCTTTAGTTTTAGGTAAGACTTGTTTGTCTAATTCTATAAATTTAAATGTCATAATATCCTCACTATACCATAATTTAGCTTATTTGTCAAGCTTCATACTTAATTACTTCGGTGTCAAATCAAAGATTCATTAACTTCTTCTGGTGTAGGTCCGCCAGCAGCGTCTGAATATTCTTTTTGGTAAGCTGTTTTACCGTTAGCGTCTCTAAATGCTATCAAATATTCTTTTCTATTGTCATCACCATTCTTGTATGAGCAATGTACCCACCCACTATTTGGTTCGTCCTTTTTGTGGTATTCCAGAATTAACTGGTCAAAATCCAAGTTATCGTTTATCCAATCGGCCAATGTTTTATTCGACAATCCATAGATTTCGAAATCGGCCGCCTGGCCAGAGGCGTGTTGTGAAGATACGCTTGAGCCTATCTCTACACACAATTCTGGACTACGAAACCCACTTGATATTGATACAACTTTACCGAAATGGTCTCGGACTGGTTGTAATACGTGGTCACAAAGTCTTTGTAAGTTCTCAATATTATCCTCATTAGGATTATTATTGATATTCTTCCTGGTAGCTGTTTCGCTTTTGATAAGTTCTTTAAGCGAAAAGTTTTTGCTTAGTCTCATTTATTTTTTCCTTTGCTTTTAACTTTAACTTCTTTAGGTTCTTTAGTTCATACCAACTATATGAAGACCTATCATTATTTCTTATGTCTTCAGCTTCATTCACTTGTTTTTTTAGTTCTTTATGTTTTGCTTTCGCTTCCATAAATTACCCCCTTGTAAGTTTTAATACTTTTTCTATTTGTGCCTTAATGATTGGTCCTCTGTTTGGCCAATGTATGTAAGGTTCGTCTGACTTTGATAAGTTATATAAAAACGGTAATATAACTTTTTCAATTTCTTTAAATCTTTTTTTCTGTTCTTCAGTTGTTGTTTCTTTTGCTATAGTTTCTTTCTCTGCCACTATTTGCATTATCTCATTCATCATTGATTTGATTGATGAAACATCTGATTTAACTTTTGAAATTTCTATATTAGAATTTTCTACTAATTTTGGATCAACAGCAGGTGTACTATCAGTTTTTGGCTTTGAAGACACCGGTGTAAAACCATAA